CTTCTTAGTTACTTCTGCAAGCTCTCTCCAGCTTACATTAACTGATTCCCCAAGGAATCTTCTTAAAGTAAATACTCCGGTAGTTGTCTTACCCATCCCGCTAAGTACTGCCTCTTTATACCCGTCACTTATAGTAAGGGCATAATGGAATACCGGACCTTCTTCAGAAACTAAAAGTTTATCTAGTGTTTGCAACTTTCCTTTTATTCTAGCAAGGTCGCTACTATTAAGCTTGAGTGATATATTAGCCATATACTACCTCGAATCAGACTCTACGTAAACCATCACAAGGCCTTCTATTTCTGAGCGACTAAAGTTAAGTACTTTATAAAACTCCCCAGTGGCAGTTATGATTTGGTCATTCTCTTCTATGTCTACTATGTCTTGCATGGCTATCTTAATCTTGTCTTTAGCTATAAAACTATCGGGTTGTTCTATTACATCTATTACTACAGGGTTGACCATTGACCATACGCCTGACATAACAACAGTAAACCCAGTAGCTGTAGTTCTACCAAAGGTATCTAGCACATTGTTGATACGCCCTATGGTACAGACCTCATTTACGTAGTAAAGAGTGCCATCCCAGTATGCGTTCTGTCCGTTGTATAATTCTTTTTTCAAAGACATAACAATGTACCTAGAGTTATCTGCTAAGTCCTGTATCCTAGTGCCACTACGTATATCAGTATCTCCAGCTAACCAAGCTTTGTGAGTTTTAGTTCTAGAGAACGCAGTAGTGGCCATAGTGTTAATCTTAGTATAGCCTAGTGTATAAACGTCCGTATCTCTGTTCCAAATTCTATTAAGCCCATTTACTATGCCAACTTTTCTAAGAAGTCTATTAGTAACTGCTGCGGCATTCATAGTTGCTCCTTAGTAGATTCCTATCCACCTATAAGGGTCTAGCATCTGCTTAACCATTACAGGGATATCGGCCTTATCGTACTCTACAGCTATATCATTAAACTTCTCAGAATGAATGCCGACAGACTCGTCCATAATGCGTTTAGCATTTAATGTAACAAGCCAGTTAGCTGCATATTCCAAATCGGATGGTACTGTAGTGTACCCAGCGTTGAAGCTTGTTACTATATTTAATGTACCTGCTGCAAAAGTAGCACCTGAGTCAGAGGTAAAATAAAGTTCCCCGTCATCATTGTTTAAGGATACTGCGGCGGTGTAAGATACCCCATCTATAGTAAGTGATGTAAGGGTATTCACTGGGTAGACATGTAGGTCTAAGGTAGTTGCTCCATTTCCACTAAATTTTTTATTAGTATAGTCCTTAGCTAGTATATTCCATCCACAGTAGTTTCTAATCATTCCGTCTACCATAGGGATAAGTGCGTTCACTAATGCAGTTTCTTGCACAGTAAGTGCAGTCTTGTTAAGAAACAATGTAACTGTCGATAGCGTAGTGAACGGCATAGTATCCTCTATTACTTCTTAGTAGTACGTTTAGCTAGTTTATCTTCCTTGTTCTCTATCTCAAGTTCTGGGGATTTATCTTTTCTATCTTCTTTAGCTTGCTTAAACTTTTGAGGGTAGTCACTAAGTAGCGAGTGCTTAAACTCGTCAGTGAGATAAGGCACCAGCTCGGTAGTATCACCGACAGCCATAGAAAATCTTATATCGTTATATTCGTCAATACAAATTAGTTCCACAAGTCACCTATAAACCAAAAAGAGGGGCTGCTAGCAGCCCCTCTAGCTGGGTTTCTTAGTAGTTGATACCTACAACACAGGTAGGGTCTGCCGAAGCAAGAACCTTCTGGAAGTCAAGTCTCTGGCTACCGATGAGCGAAGTCATCTGGTTGTACGGATTACGGAAAGTTTCGAGACCGAATGATTTCCTATCGCCCCACATGTATGCGCTCTTGTTGACCAGCATGCAGACGTTCTTTACGTTACTAGCTGCAGTTGCGTTAACAATACCAGTAGTATCGTAACCAGTCTGAGTAGTACCGTCAGATGCAGCCAGCAGCTCGGTTACAACGATTGGGATACCGTCAATGCGGCCAAGCTCGCCAGTCATGATAACTGCGTTAGGACCATACTGATACAGGGTCTGGTAGTTAGCAAAACCGAGCATTTTGTTGTAGTCCTGCATACTGACTACATAACACAGGTCAGATGGATTCTTACCATACTTGCCCATTTTGGTGCGCAGAAGGCGGAGGTTATCTGCGGAGAAACCGCCGGAGGCAAGGCTGAAGGAATGGGAAGCAAGAGCAAGCTTGCGGAGACCATTAACAGTAAGTCTTACATCTTCGGTGTTACCAGCCAGCGTACCGTTAACGTTAGCAGCACCTACAGTGGTGTCACCATTAACAGCAATCTGCTCCTGACCAGTAGCAAAGCTTTCGATGAGCTTCTGACGAACAAGCGGAAGGATTGCTATGATGGAATCCTGCTCGATTTCATCGGTGAAGTCAACGTTGGCCATAATTTTCTTCGCGGTGAAGATAATCTGGTCAGTCGCAAAGCGGTCTTTCGTAGGAGCAGCGGCTTCAGCTACCTTACGAGCAGTCAGGCGGTCAGGCGCAAACGGGAAGGTATAGGTAGAAGCAGTCATGTTGAACCGCTTAAACAGATTAGCTACTTCCAGCTTCAGCCAGATTTCTTCCAGAAGAGTAGACGAGAAGCCTACAGGAATGAAATCCCCACCAACTGCATCGCCAGTATTCTGCGAACTACCTGTGCCCTGAGTAAGGCCAGCATCTTTAACTGCATCACGATAATCAGGAGCATCCTTAAGGGCGGTAATAGCATCAACATCCATACGGCCATCTTTACGGGTCAATAGAGCAGAAGCAATAAAGATTTCATCAAGCTTGCGCTCGGCTTCTTTAGAGATACCCGTTACGGCAGTTTTGCTAGCATCAGCAAATCTAATTTTACGGTCTCCAACTTCTTTCTGAAGAGCAGTAAGCTTCTCAGACAGTTCTTTGACTTCCGCGCCCCTATCCTGTTTGGCGTTTTCGGTCATAACGCGGGTCAGCTCTGCAATCTCCGCTTTGAGGGTTTCTAGTTCGTTCATTTTCTATTTCTCCTAATGTAGTAAGTAGTTACTTCTCTTCGACTGCGAGAGCCTTGAGGGATTCTATGATAGACTTAAGTTCATCCAATTCTGCTTTTTCTTCAGCAGCTTTAGCCTCTGCTTCAATAAGAGCGGCAGCATCTGCTTCGGCCTGCTTAGCAGCTTCTTCAGCAGCTTTAGCGTCAAATGCTGTAGTAAGAGCGTCTGCAACAATACCTTTAATAAAATCTGCCAAACTAATTTCTACTTCAGCTTCTGCATCTCCGCCAAGCTGCTTAAATGTTTCTAGCTCAGTGCCTTTTAGAAGGTCTGCACGTCTAACTTTAATATTCATTATTGCATCCTCTTGTGTATTATCATTAGTGGGTACTATAAGTTCTTTATATTTCTCTTTAGGGTCATTAGTAAAAGTGCCGTCAGGCATAGACTTTACTACCGAAAAAGCTGACATCTGATTACAGGGCAAGGATACACAGGAACTTTCCATAAGTAGCGACTTAGTTATGAAGAAGATTTCCTCCCCATCCACTTCTTTATACATTCCGTCCAAAGTCCTAAACCCAATGCTGTATCTACAAATAAGGCCGGCCTTAATTCTATACCAGTCTTGGGGAGTCATTGCTTCTTTATGTATTTCAGCTTCTATAAAAACCCCATCAGACCTTTTTTCTACTTTAATTCCCCTTCCTATAACTTGGTCGCGGGAATGGTTCATCAAAATTATTGGGTTGGACGCCCACATAGATACATCCATCCCCTCCACAGATACCACATCTCCAACCAAATCCACATATGTTTTGCCAGTAGAGTCTGGACCAGAATAATTAGCGTACCCCGAAATAGTTAGAGTAGTGGCGCTATCTAGTATGCTAGCCTCTTTTTCTACTAGTGAAAAAGGAGTTAGCATATTAAAAGTCTTTGTTTTAAATTCTGCCATTAGCGTTATTCCTTTATTATAGATTTAGGAGTGCTAGCTTGAGCTTTAGTTTCTACTTTATGGCAAGGCACACATAGTGTAACTCCATTATCTAAAGTAGCTCGTAAGTCTGGATAGTCCCTAAACCTTTTTATGTGGTGAGCGTTTAAGTCTCCACCGCGTTTACCACAACTTTGGCACGTCCAGTTATCTCTAGTAAATACTAAAATTTTCCATTTCTTTATATCAGCCCTAGTTCTGGCTATTTCATTTTCTGTAGATAGTCCGCACTTCCAAGAAGGGCTTAGCTCTCCAGTTAATGTGCGTCTCCATTCACTATCACAAGCCTTAGAACAAAATCTTGCGCCTTCTCTATACAAAGGTAATTTCTTTTCTATACCACAAAACTCACATAAAATAGTTGTCCAATTATTTTCATGTAAATAATTATGATAACATTCATTACTACAGTAGTGAACATCACTTCTATTAGCCCACGAAGCTTTCTTTTCAAATAGATTTCCGCAATACCCACAAGTAACACTTACCCTTGTACTTCCAAATTGATGCTTCCCTTTACACTCTCTGCCACAAAATAAAGCTTCTTTCCTTTTGTTTATTAACTGCACTCCGCATTCTAAACAAAATCCAGTAGCTGTCTTTCTTTTAGTGAAATTTATTTTATTAACTTCTAATTGACATGTTTTACATATAATACTTTTTCTATAAAAATCTGTGGCTGCTTTGCTAACACCACAACATTTACAAATCTTAGTATCTTCCACTAATTACCACCCCTTAAAGTAGTTTCCTTATAAAATATAAAGTGCTCGGTCGGATAAGGAGCCGATATTCCCCCGCTAAAGGTAGAGCACTCATGTTAGCTTTCATATTATTATATACACTATACTACAAGATTTTGGTATAATTAAATAAAAAATTTAATAATATTTATGTAAATCTAAG